GAATGGCAAATTCAACTTTCATAGGTCCACCGCTCCAGCCACTCTTCCGGCACCCGATGAAAACGGCGCAGGTCGGTGGCTATAAGATAAACTTGCTGGTATTCTTCGTCGTATATTAGGCAATCATGTCCAACCTTGCCGTAGCGCGAGATTCGCCTTTTGCCGCAGACAATGCCCTCAACGGGTTTCGTCAGCGAGACTTCTTGCCATAGCTCTTCGTGCTGGTTGAAATATTTTGCCCCAATCTTCACTAGTTCCCGGCTAAACCTCACTTTATCGCCTAAATTCATTTTGTCACCTCCAGCGCCCCGCAGTTGTCTGCCAACATCATAATAAAATTGACCGCGTCGCCGGCTGTGTAACCGCATTTGCTGCAGGCCCAAATATAGACCTTCGCCCCGTCGGGTTTGGTCCCGGTTAATTTAATGGCATTCATCCGACTCCCTCCTCCCTTGGAATATGCACAAACCTCACGTGTCCCACCCTTGCTTCCGGCCCATAGATCGCGATCATGGTGCCCCGCGTTGGACTTTCCCCGGGCTTGCCGGTCTCGGGGTCAATGAAGGCGATCCGCTCGTCGGGAATCCACACCTCGGCTTTTCCAGTCACCCAATCCCTGGCCCAGGCGGTTGCGTCTAGCGGGAGCAGGGCGACGACCAAGGACCCGACTTGTCCTTCTTCATAGAATTTTTTCGTCCAATCCCAGAGGCTGCGCTCCTTGGTCCGTGAATACGGAGGGTTGCAAAAGGCTCGGACACGTGTGAGCATGAAATGTCCCCACTCGATTTTTAAGGCATTCAATTCTTCATCAATGAAATATTCTGCCTTCTTGTTTTGCCCGTCCGCCGCGGCATCCAGATTGAAGTGGAACATGTTGTCGAGCCAGAAATAAACATAATCCGGGGTTTGCCAATTGTCGTTAGCCATCATCCTTCCTCCTCCTCAATGTTCCAAGCTGATAAGGCGAATTTTGATTTAGCTTTGAAGAATTGAAAATCGACCCGACCAAGCGGTCCAAAGCGGTTTTTCGCGATAATAAGATTAACTAGAGACGGATCCACAGGTTTTCCAGGCGGGTTGTAGTAATCTTCCCGGTACAAAAACATGACCGTTGAAGCGTCCTGCTCAAGTGTCCCAGAGTCGCGCAAATCGGCAAGTACCGGGATTTTATTGTTACGTTTTTCCACGTCCCTGGATAGCTGAGAGAGAGCGAGAATCGAGATGTTCAGCTCTTTCGCCAGCCCCTGCAGGATCCCGGACGTTTCCGCGACTTCCTGATTTCGTTCGCCCCTTCGTTCTGGCGCCATGATCTGGATGTAGTCGACGATTACAAGTCCGATTTTATGCAGAGCCGTGAATCTTCTAAGCCTGACCGCCAGATCCGACGCCCGGATCCGGTGGCTGTCATCAAGATAGAGCATTGACTCCGCGATTCGTCCACAAGACCGTGAGATTCTCCTCCAGTCCTCATCTTTCAGCTCCGTGGTGTTTTGGAGAACTTGCGAGTCTATGCCGGCCTCTTCAGCAATGAGTTTTTCCACCAGTTGTTCGTTGGTCATCTCCAGGGAGACAAACAGCACTGGGATCCGCTCTTTTATTGCCACGTGTTTGGCTATATTTAGGGCCAGAGTGGTTTTACCCATACCGGGCCGCGCCGCCAGGATGTGGAGATTCCCCCGCCGGAGGCCGCCGAGTTTTCTGTCTAGATCGATGTAACTGGTGGGAATCCCTACAATCCCGTTGGTTTCCTTGCGTTCTTCCAGGCTGGCATAGACTTCAATCACCTTGTCCTTCACGTGGACGATCTCTTTTCTAGCCCGGTCAGAGATTAATTTTGAGTCCTCGACCATGCCCTGGGAAATGACCTCCTCGGGATCCTCGTCGTCGTAAAGTTTGTTTACCATCTCAAAACATTGCCGGATTTTCTGCCTGGCGAGACTCTTTCTTCTGACGATTTCTGCATAGTTTTTCACATTCGCCGGCGACGGGACCACCCCGGCCAGGTGCATAATGTAAGAGATACCCCCGACATCATCGAGTTTTTCACCTAGCCCGGTTTTGACTGTAATAAAATCTATTGGGATCCGTTTGTTAACCATCTCGACAAGTGTTTCCCATATCAGGTGCCCCTTTTCGCTGTAAAAATCAGCGGCAGAAATAATCTCCTGCGCCTCGTTTACCGCAGCCGCCCCACCGATGAGACAGGATCCTAAAACCCCTTCCTCTGCCTGGTCGTTGCGCGGCAATGCTTTCTCAACCATGGTGTCACCTCACATTTTTCCGTAATAGTCAAGGGTCCGGGCGGTTTCGTCTCGGATGCCGTTAAGGTTGCTGCTTTTGTGCGGTCTTCTGTTCATCTGTATCTCCAGTTTGTCGAATTGTTTCCGGAGTTTGTCCGCGCTCAAGATATTTGATTGCCAAAATTCATCCCGCTGGCACCAGTCAATGACTTCTCGAATCCGTTCCAGGCTCCGATTGTCACGCTCTTCCATGAGCCGGATTGTGTTAGCCCATTGTTTTAAATTTGGTTCTTTAAAGTCTGGTTTGTTTTCTCGAATTCTAATTAAGAGGTGTTCCGCCACCGCCAGGTGGTCGGGACTATATATTACTTTCTTATCATTCTTATCATTCTTATCATTCTTGTTATTATTATTACCCATCTGTTCCCGCCGTTGTTCCCTCGTTGTTCCCTCGTTGTTACTATCGTTGTTACCTTCGTAGCTTTTTGGATCTTGATAAATACTGTAGTTACAAATAGTTATAACTAATCCGTGTGTTACTTTCACCGTCTCAATCATTGGTTCCGCCGTTGTCCCCTTCATAGTTCCTTCGTGCGGATTTCGTAACGGCTGTAAACCATCTGGGTTTCTTAACCAGTTGAGTATACCCCATATCTGTTTTCTGCTGGGTTTTTCCTCCCGGTAGCCCACTTTATAGGTCATGGCTTTCTGTATTTCCGGAATGGATGTTCTAAGTTGGCCGCGTTTAAGGACACCAAAATCTTTGTGCTGAGCATTTAACAACAGCCAAACCCAGATCTTGAAATACAATGGTGGTTTTTCCATTATGCCGTTTTGTAGCAGTTTCCGGCTGAGTAGTATATACCCGCCGGGAATATTGGAATCGAGCATTTAAACCACCTTTCTGTTGTCCCATAACCTCTTTAACATCGAAATTACTTCCCGTGCGCACTTACTAGGGTCGGCCCATATCTTCGAACCAGTGAAATGTATAACTTCTTGTCCCTGGTCACAGATCAAGAACATACATCACGCCACCTCCGGAAATTCCTGAATAAGCTTTCCTGGCCAGATCTCTTCCAGATTGTTTTTAAGAAACACCGGCACCCCGGCCGCCCGGCATTGGTCAACTACAGACTGTATCCATTCCAGCTTAGGTTTTATAGCGCCGGGCCCGGTTTGGGCGCCGATGATGACCCAATTAATCTTATTGTCACTTCTTCCGGCTAATGGTCTAATCACGCCATGATCTCCTGTTAGTGAATCAATCTCAACTACATCAGTTTGGATGTGACGTAAATCCACCGGCCCCAGCATAGGTTCCATGCTCGCAAACCGCACTGACGCCGGTATCTGCAATAATTTTTCTATCCTCCATTCCTGCTCCGGACCTTCAACCGTCGTCCCAACCCATACATGTTTCCAAAACCCAACAGCCCACCCGAATCGTTGTAAGGAATAAATACGTTTGATAACCTTCTCCCCGTGATCCGGGCGTTTAGTTAATACTAGAAATGTATGGCGCTCATGCGCTTTCATCGCATCCCACACTTCATGAACATTGATAAAGGGGACTGCCGGGTGAAGTAAATCGCCCATGCTCTGCATAAAAATCCGCCGCGGCTTTTTCCATGTCTTTAATACCTCTAGCTGTTCAGGATGCCAGTGAGGAACGAATTCCCGACATTTAGGGCAATTCCGGAGGCTTCGCTTGGCCATCCGGTGGGCATAACAATATGAGCACCGCTTTGGATTTTCCGGCGTTCCCTCCGGGCCGTAGCAGCCCCAGCCGAGGGGATTGATGGTTTCATCGCACCATTCGATTTTAGTCGGCATCTTGTCCACCCCACCCCCACTCCCAAAGCCCCTGATGGCCACGAACGGGTACCGGTTTTTCAAGCCGTTTTAGGTCTCGGAGTATCCACATGTAACGACCGCGACGGTAATCTCCGAAATAGCGTTCTTTCCCCCGCGGTACGTTGGCATTCTTTATCTCTTCACAGTCATATAGCTTACAGATTGCCACCACTTGCCCTAATGGAAGATCATCTATGTTTGTGTACCCGGCCTTGGCCAATTCCGAACGAAACGGTTCTTCACGGCATAACGCACGTGCCCAACCGGGGAAGGTCTTACTTGCGTGGATTGCAAGTGGCCCCAAATAATTAGTCCTCCAGGATCTGGTTTCTATCTTTTTGGCCCCAATGGCCACAAGCGTAGCCCAGGGCTGGTAAAGAGTAATGGCTTTCATAGACCTTCCTCCTCCTTTTGAACGTGATATTCTACGGAGGTATAAATTTCAAGCATTACCCCACAATTAGGACACGCAACATGATGTGTCCCGATGGTATAATTACATAACCGTGTAGCATTGAATTTTTTATCGCACACCGGACACAGACCCTCATCCGTGGTCTTTGTTATCCTACCCAACGTCTGCCGCCTCCTTAACCAACACCTCTTGGCTATCCTCTTTGGGAAAACTCCGTTCCAGCGCTCTGACAACTTTCATGTTTCATGATTTCCGTCACCCGGGAAACCAAATGTCGCCGGCAAATCTCCGCCTCCTCGGGAGTCGCCGGGATAAAGTATCCCTGAACTCCATTTGAGCTGGAGGCGATCGGCATTCCTTTTTCCCGGAGAGAGTGGATCGCTGCCCTCACGGTTCTCCGGTCGAGACCCAGCCAGGAAGAGAGCTCTCGGCTGGTAACCGCGTTTTCGATGCCTTTGGCCTTTCTAAGGCAGTTCCAAACCCTCTCTTCAGTCGGAGAAAGAATGTTTAGATCCACCACTCATCCCTCCGGTGCCTGCTCTCTTGCGTGCGATAAAAATGCGTTCATTCTTTTTGCTATCGTTTTCCACTTTCTAACTACTTGTTCAGGCCTTTTCTCAGTTTCGGCTTGTAACACTCGCAAAGTCACCAGCCCGAATACCGATGAGATTATGTCGGCCGCCTCGTCAATCAGGTTCTGCTGGTCTGCGACTATCTTTTCCAACCGCTCAATCTCTTCAGCGACCGCTAATATGCCTGACATGTGGATTCCCCCTTTCTGCCTGGCGGAAGTCAGTTTCCCGCAGCTTTTCTCGCTTCTTCTCTTTTTGTGATGAAATATAATAACTCGGTGAGCTCTTCTTCCAACGCCAGTCTTTTCTTCCGCTCCTGATCACGCTCGGCCTCTGCCCGCATACGTGCGGCTTTTTCACGCCGCAACTCATCGCGGAGTCGGCTTTCCCGAAGGTGGCGGACGTATTCTATAGCCATATGATCACCTCCCTGCTACCCCACCTCCACCCCGGGGAAACAGCCGGGAAAACCCCGGGGTTTAGTGGGTTGTATACATTTGGTCTCCGCTCTTCCTGACGCCCGGCTGTTTAAACCCTCCGGACGGACTTCTGCGGCCCCTACTGGGTTCAAACTACCTGTTGCTCGGCCCGGGGTACCCTGAGTTCGTCCAG